AAACCGACAAATCACTTACCGTTTGTGTAAGTGCAAAGATTACGCACAATTTGTAATACGGATAAGACCGCCCGGATTTGTGCAAATCAAGTCACCGTAGCTTGCAAGCAACGCACGGTAAACACTCTTACCTTCCATAAGGTTGAATACGCCACCGCCCTGAAGCTGTGCGAAGTTCCATTCCTTAGAGTGGAATTCTAAGCAACCTGTTTCAACGCCCCACATTTCAGCTGCAGGCACAAAGCTTTCATTAACGATGTCAACTTCTTTGTTACCGAAGATAAACTTGATAGCTTTGAAACCGCCCTGAATGGTGTGTGACATTTCCTCAACTCTGATGTTGTTTACTCTGAGGTAATTTACATAGTTGTCGTATGCTTCATCACCGCAAAGAATCATATCAATGTCAGAGTTCTTAATGTTCTTAGCTTCACGGAGTGCCTTTGTGATAAGACCATCGTCAATGTCGTGGTTACCATCGAAACAAACAGGCTTTAAGTAAGGATTTGCAGCCTTATTTACGCCGTAGATTTCTGTAATGGTATCATCAAAGATTGCACCAAGACCTGTAAGCTCTCTCATATAAGAGTTCTGAACAGTAATGAAACCTGCATCAAAGGTAGCAGCAGGACCGCTAACTGTGATTGTCTTTGCGGTTCTGTCAACGCTGATAATTCTTCTGCCTGTAGCATCAGCAGGAACGCTCTCACCTGTCTCGTAGATGTCGATGATAAGACCCTCTTTAAGGTACTTTGTATCGGCAACTGTGATTGTGTTTGTATCATCAGGGTCTTCGCCGTCTTCGCCAGCTGTTGCTGAAATAGTTGTGAGAATACCTGTACCATTACCGAACAGAGAGCGACCAACATTCCATTTTGCTGTTGCATAAGCTCCCTTAACTTCGGTATCGAGAGCGTTTGCCATAGCACCGCTTGAACCTGTAAGCTTCACCGCTTTTTCAGAAATAACGATGTTTACATACATATCCTTTGCGGTTGTTTCAAAACGCTCAACTCTTACGCCACCTGCAGCAGGTGTTTCTGCACCCTCTGCACCGTAACCAAAGCCGCCGGAAAGACCGATAGGAGCAGTAGCTACAATCTTGTTAGATGTAAGCTTCGGCTTCTTAATCTTGCCGAGCAGGGCGGACGGCTCAATACCGAGCTGATTACGCCAAGCAGGTAAGTAATTTTCTTTCAACGCTTTTTCAAAAGTGATTAAGTTCTGTGACATTAAAAATCATCTCCTAAAATAAAATTGTTTTTCGAGGTTACATCGCACCGAACATTTCTCTTGTTCGCCTTGATGCGTCCTCTAATGTTTTTGGTGTTTCTTTTATATCGAGTGCCGCATTTACCGCACCGCTACTTGCAGAAAACGGTGGCACTTGCTGACTTTGTTTAATTGTGTCAAGTCGCTGTTTCTCGACAAGCTCCTGAAAAGCAGGGTTATTATTGTATAATGCCAACAGTTCTTCAGGTGTTGGTTCTTTTGCAGGTTCAGGCTTTGCCGGAGGATTATTGATAATATCAATGCCCCTTGCCATTGCATAAGCATTGATGTATTTTTCATCAAGCGGCATATCATCTGACTGCAACCATTTATTACTTGCGATAATTCTATCGAGCTGCGGAAGCATTTCCTGAATGTTTGCAAGTTCGGGAATCTGCGAAAGTGCAGCAACAACCTCTTTTGTTTCTGCATCACGCATACCTTTCTTTGCAAATTCAAGAGCCGGGGACATTTCTTTCATAAGCTGCTGACGGTTATACGCACTCATTTCTTCTGCATATTTTTCCATAGCAGCATTTTGAGTTTCTTTATCAGCGAAAGCCAAGCCGTCAATATCAAGCACAGGCGGTTTCAATACTCCATCAACAATGTTTTCAGTGTTTTTTCTTGATATTTCATCAATCGTACCCTGTAACTGCTGATTCTGCTGCCTTAATGCTTCGATTTCTGCCATTGCTTGCTGTAACTGACTGTCTTTTTCTGCTGCGGCCTGTGCAGCAACCTCGGCAGTCTGTGCCGCTTGTTCGATAGCGGAGGGGGGTGTTTCAGTTCCCGGCTGCTGTGCCGGGGGTTCTTCTGTTCCTGTTGGTGGAGTTTCCGCAGGTGTTTCTTCCGCAGGTGGGGTTTCTGCACCCGGTTCACTCTCAACAGGGGGATTTTCAACAGGTGGGACATCTTCAAGAGATAATTGCTCACTATTAGCAAACATTTCTTCAGTTGCCGCCGTTGCTTCGTCAAAAGTGTTTGGATTAGGCATATTTTACACGCTCCTTATATCAAATTTTTTTACATTTGGGGTGGAAAAGCACCCTGCATTTGCATCTGCATTGCCATTTCCCTTTGTTCTTCAAGCTCAACTATCTGCTTATGCTCTCTTAAATGGTTTTCAAGTGCCGCAGCGTAATCAGGCTTTTTATGTTTAAGAATTTGGAAATCCATCTGCAAAATGTACCTTAAATGTTCCTCGATGTGTATTTCGTGTTCGTCATAATCAGAAATTTTAGGTATTACACCGCTTTCAAAGAACACATTTTCTCTCTGTGCTGCCTGAATTTGCAGTGAATTTAAGTTCATTATGGCAGTGTAGTTGCCAATCTTCATAAACTCTAACGCCATTAGCTTAACTCTTTCCGGGATTCTGCCCTCATTATCTGTGAACAGTCCAAGATTGTAAGCTTCAAAAAAGCGTTGTTTCTGCATTTCTTCACTCATAAGCAGCTCATTTTCTGTTGTGTACTCAACATCATAGCTGTTAATGTCATCAGCAGACCAAACAAGAGCCTTGCCAATATTATTTGAACCGACACATTCAACAATACGGTGTGTTTTTGCGTAGATTTTATAGATTTCAAGCCATAACACAGCAAGTTTTCTGATAGAGTTACGAATGTGATCACCTGTAAGCGATAGTCTTGTGTTATCAATTTCCATAAGATTGTTAATTGCTTTACCTGACATATTGCTCTGTGGTGCATTACCTGTAACCATAAGCTGTGAAACACCTGCAACATATTCCATATCGTTTCTTAAATTGTATCGCTCCTGCATAATCTCTGACGGAAGATTACTGTTTTGAACAGGAGTAGGGGGATTTGTGCCGCTTTTATAAACGAGAAACGCACCCGGTTCTAATCCGTGTTCTTGATATTCTTCAATATCAATGCTTCCTTCTTCGGTTAAGAGATTACCAAGAGATAAACGCTTAATATGTTCGTGAATACTGTTGATGCAGCCGTTATAGGTCCTTTGCAAAGGAATTAAATCCTCAATAACGGACTTTCCAAAGAATTGTCCGGGCATTTCGTGACATACCGACTGAATAAGAGGGATTTTGCTATATGGCATATCGCCGTAGTAAACAAGATGCTCATCACCAACGATAATAACCATAAGTCCGTTAGGTCTGTACTTTGACGGTCTTTCAAAGTATGTTATAACCTTTTCCGCATTTTCTGCGGTTCTGTGTCCGATAGAAACAACGGTGTTTTCATAACCCAAGCCGCCGCCTGATGTTACAGGAGTAAGCTCAAATGTTTCAATATCGCTGCCCTCAACATCAATTCCGTACAGGTCGTAAATATCCTCAACGCTCTTTACCTGTTCAAGAATAATAGAACGCTGATTTTCAACACCCTGTTTGAATACGCTTTCAGGGAATACTTCATAAGGTGTTATAAGACCATAATCAAGGTCGCCCTGATAATAAGCTTTTTGTCTTTTACGCTCGATGCCGTCCCTGTCAACCTCAATAACAGTTTCAACTCCGTATTTATCGCCTTTGTCCTTATCCCACCAAGACAACCAAAAGCAGTTACCGCACAACTCATTCCAATAAATCATTGTGTCCTTTTTCGCTTCAAAATCGGTTGCTTTCTGCGTGTGTTGTAAAACACTTGTGGAAACATCAGCTTTCGCATAGTCGTCAAGCTCGTTTGTTGCCGGATTGACTTTCATCATATAATTGATTTTTTTAAGGTTTGCGATTCTTGTCTGAATGAGGGGTGCAATATTGTTAAATGTTTCTCTGTTCAGCCAACCATATACAGGCTCTAACTGTTCAATATCCCCGGTGTAGGGGCGAATACCACAATATTGATTACCTACAAGGAAATTCGCATTGAGTGTCCATTGTCTTTCCAAAGAAGAACGCTGACCCCTGCGGTTTTCCAAATCTTCCAAGATGTTATGTATGATGTCCTCTTTGAACAGTGTGTTGCCGTCCTTGTCAACATCAATTACCTTTGCTTCATCGTCTTTTTCATTGACTTTACTGCTGAAAAGGCTACCAATAGCAGCGGTAATACCTGTTATTGGTGGTGTAAATCGTGTCTGCATTATTCATTCTCACCGTCCTTTCCACGCCACCGCTTTATGATTCTGTCGTGTGCCGATTTAACAGAACGGCACTTATCACCTTTATACTCCGTAAGGTTTTTACTCATAATACGATTATAAAGGTCTTTCCTCTCAAAGTGGTGGATAATGGACTGAAGAACGATAACGCCACATAAAATGTAGATTATCATTCTGTTTCAGCTCCTTTATTCCTTGTCAGTCTGCGGTTTGCAGTAACGCAAGTGTGTTTTAAGTCCCTTTTCGCTGTCAAAGGTCTTGCCGCAAATAGGACACTTAAACTCTGTTACATCTTCCGGGGGATTAGTTCCCTCAGTGTTGTCCTCTGCATCAGTTGCAGGTGGAACATCATCAACCGGGGGTGTTACATCGTCAGACTGTTCAGGTTCTTTGTCGCCGTTGTCGGCAGGTGGAGTAGTCACACCGTCAACAGGGGGAACATCTGAACCATTATCAGGCTCTTTTCCATTTTCTGTTGTCGGTGGTGAAGTAGTTTCGCCCTGTCCGTTATCGGTTACAGGGGGAACATCGTCAATTTTTGTTTCTGCCGCATCTGTGCCAAGTGCCTTTGCATTAAAGAACAAAGACGGAACAGATGTGTTATCTACTGCAGGGATATTGCTCTTTGTTTTCGGGTCTATTTCGTCAATAGCTCCAAGAGCCTTACCTAAACAGCTTTTACAGATAATAACCGTATTGCCGACCTCACGAGTTCGTGAGATAGCAAAACAGTCTGTGCTTTTGCAGCCTCTTACGCCGCATTTTCTTTTAACCTGTCTTACAAACATTAGTAATAACCTCTCTTTGTCCTACCGCTATTCCGCAGTAGTTTATTTTTATATTTCTGCAAATCCTTTTCAAACTGTGTCCGATTATCTTCTTTGTAATCAGCACCAAAGAATTTGTATTTATCGAGGAATTGTGTGCAGCTATCCACCAAGTCGTCATTAACGCCATTAGGGAATGATGCGTGTTCCTCTATAAATTCACTTGTAAAATCAGCATATCGGGGAAGATAAACATTTCCACTTTCGATTATTCCTGTAACCGCATTTGCTCTTGCAACCTTTGAGCCTTTTGGTTCTATTGCGATAATTCCTGATATTTCGTGCTTTAACATAGCAATAATTGCGGGACCGTTAGCTTTGTCCTCAATCAGTATGGAATGCCTATCAGGGTATTTCGCATTCATTGCCTTAATTGCTTTCAGCGTGTCAGGAAAGTCCATACGCCGTTTTAACATATCAATCAAGTAAAAATCTGCGTTAAGTTTGCCCCATACCTCAATAGCAACAAAGTCAGCATCCGCACTATCTTTGAATGTAGCATCAACAGAAATGACTTTAAGCGGAAGATGCTCCGGCAGTACATCATAAAACTGCCACCACTCACGCTTGAAAATATTACCTTCTTCAGATGTCGGTCTGCCTTGAAATAATGCGTTCCAAGCTCTCATACCGTCTGTATAGCTTGCTTTGAACGCTTGCAGCCATTTATTGTCTTTTCCAATTTCAGGACAAAGGGCATCGCCGACTTTTCTACCGAGTATGTCATTTTCCTCGGCTTCTACCGGGATATTGACAACCTCAACATTGTTTTCCTCTCGGATCACACGCCCTGCGAGGTCGTCCTCGTGCCACCTTGTCTGAATAATAATAATCTTTGTACCTGCCTGTGTTCTTGTTTTAATGGAGTTTTGCCATTCTTCCCACAGTCTTTCACGATATGTAACACTGTCTGCTTCCTGTCGGTTCTTTACAGGGTCGTCAATTATGATTAAATCGCCGGAGTTACCTGTAATACCCGACATAATACCTCTTGTTATGATGCTGCCACCGTGTTCAGCGATTTCAATATCACGGTCAGAGGATTTAGAAAGCGTTATATTGAATATGAATTGTCCGTATTCGTCAATCTTTACTTTGTTTCGTCTGCCGAATTTCCCGGCAAAGTCATCGTTGTAACAAGCTACGATACATCGTCTGTCAGGATATTTGCCCTCATACCAACTCGGAAAGGTTTCGGTAACGGTCATACTCTTACCGTGCTGCGGAGGTGTGGACAGCACCAATATGTCGTAAGGATTACCCGTTACCGTTTCAACGAAAGTTTGAACCTTATCCGCCAAAAACCTATGAAACTTTGTATCAATCCATTTTTCTTTATGTACGAAATAGCAATAGGCGGCATAGGAAGAACGCATCAATTCAATCGCAAAATCGTTATTGTTTACGCTCATAACCTGCCAACTCCGCTAATTTGCTTAATTTATCGCCGCCGATAATCTCTGTACGCTCCGTAGGTTTACCGTCAGCCAAAGCCTTTTTATCAAATAGTGTGCCTATTGCAGTCGTAATATCTTTCATATTCTGAACCTGCAAGGTTCTAATCTTATTAACAAGCCTGTTTTTCTCGTCCTGTGACAGTTCCTCTTTATCAGTGGCATAGATTTCATCAATCAAAAGGTCTAAATCTTCCTCTGATGCAATAGCTCTGTCAAGTCGTTTGTTAAGAAGCGTTAAACCTTTTTGTATAATTTCAGATGCCCGACTTGAAAACTCGTTCATCTTTTCGTTACGAAGTTTCACAAATTCAGGCTTATCTCTGTTCTTATCAACGATGCTTTTAACAGTCATATACGGCAGGTCTAATTCCCTTGCCGTTTCTTTGTAGTTGTTTGTAATCACCCAAGAGGTCATTATCTGATAAACCACCTCGGGCGGTGTTTTCTTACCTCTCGGCATTACATTTCACCACGCTTTTTGCATACAATAATTTCATCTTACACCTCATTATAAAATAGTTCATCGTGCAGTTATCGGACAATTACCACTTTTCGTAAAATTCTTTTCGTAAACGATACAATCTTTTCTCGTTTATGAAATATTCAAGTGAAATACTCAAAACGGACTTTTTATCGTTGGTTACAACCTCATACAAAGCTTTGTAGTCCTGACCTGCAACCTCGATGCAGAGATTCAATATCTTCTGCTGAACCTCTTGCGGCATATCCTTTACATTTACACAAATAAAGTAGATAAGACCTTGCTTGTTATACGGAATATGTATTCCTCTACGCTTTCTAAACATATCAATCACCCCTGACCTTTTACTTTCTTGATTCGTGCTTTCAGCACATTCATAATACTTTCGTGTGTCTGTTCTCGGTCTGCTATTGCAGCCTTTACATCTTCATCAACACTGTCAGTAACAATTAGGTAATGCACATATATTTTGTTGTACGGTGAACCCTGTCGATACAAACGGCAAATACCTTGGTCGTTAAGCTCAAAGCTCCAATTAGGTGTGAACCAAATAATATGCTGTCCACCTGCCTGAAGATTAAGACCGTATGCACAGCTTGCAGGGTGTACCAAAAGCACATCAATGTTCCCGGCATTCCAATCGTCCTCATCTTGTGTATTCTTATAAACACGCACACGCAATTTTGTTTTTGATAATGCTTCCAAAATTCTGTCCCTGTCGTGTTGAAATCCGTAAAAAGTAATACACCTTTCGCCGTCAATTCGTTCAAGCAGTTCCATATAAGCATCAATTTTACATTCGTGAAGCGGAATAACCTTTTTATCCTCGTTGTATATCGCACCACTGCAAAACTGCTGCAACTTTCCTGTAAGAACACCTGCCATAGATGCTGTGACAACTTCCTCATCAATTTCAAGCAGCATTTCACGCTCAAACTGATTGTAGGCTTTACGGCTTTTGCTATCTAATTCAACAGGAATGTCGTGTGTGATAAGGTCAGGCAGTTCCAAATAATCCTCGGCTTTCATACTGATGCAAATATCCTTAATTGCATTTAATACCGCTTCTTCAGCTCCGTCCTTTGCTGTGTACTCTGTAAAATGACCGCCGTGTGTATTACAATCAAAATACATTTCCCGGAATTGTGTAATAGTACGCCCAAGCCGTTTGCCCTCGTCAAGCAAATAAACCTGTGCCCACAAATCCATAATGTCCTTTGCAGACGGTGTACCTGTCAAAAGTACAATCTTTTTTATGAACCTGCGTACCAACTTTAATGCCTTAAACCTTTTGCTGCGTGAGTTCTTAAAGCTTGTACTTTCATCAAGCACTACCATATCGAACGGCCACGCCTGTTTATAATAATCCACAAGCCAAGGAATATTCTCTCTATTGATAACATAAATGTCAGCAGGTGTATTAAGTGCCTTGATTCTCTGCTTTTGTGTTCCAAGAATGGTGGAAACTCTTAAATGTTTGGTGTGATCCCATTTGTTACTTTCTTTGCTCCAAGTAGCTTCTGCAACCTTTTTCGGTGCGACAACCAATGCTTTTGATATGCTCCACCTGTAATATTTCAAAAGGTTTATTGCAGAAAGTGTAATAGAGGTTTTACCTAAACCGGGACGAAGAAACAACCCTATCGCATCGTCTTCCACAATCCTCTGAATACAGTACGCCTGATAATTATGCGGTTTATATTTCATTCTCTTGCACCTGCCTTATAAAATCGTTGACTTTTTCTAATGTGTCAACCCTTAAAACGGTAAAGCCTAAACCCTGTATCAATCCTCGAACCCACTTTTGCAGCTTCCGTAGATTTTTTCCGGGTGCTTTTGTTTCTACAAAGAAGATACGCCCCATTGGCACTAAAACAATGCGGTCAGGTACTCCGTTGAAACCCGGACTTACAAATTTTAAGGCTCTGCCGTGTAATTCATTTTTAACTCTTTTGCATAGTTTTTTCTCAACCTCTGATTCAAGCATTTTTTACCTCCGAAATTAACGCCTGTAACAATGTTACACAAATTTTCTCTATATGCGTGTATGTAAGCGTGTATAAAGGAAATTTCCCTTAAAAACTTTATATTTTAGTATTTATAGTAATTTTTTGTAACTTTGTAACATTTTTATTGAAAACCTTGATTTTATGCGGTTTTCAGGTGTTACAAACTTTGTTACAATTCAAAAATTTATGTAACTTTGTAACATTTTGAGTTTGTTACATTTCTACACGATTTTTTGACTGTAACAGCAGTTTGTAACACCATTTGTAACATCTATTTTTTAACAAATCCACGCTGTAATCCGTATGTACCCATACGCATCGGCGTTGCGGATTTTTGCCATTCAGGGAATGAAGCAATTACCGCATTTATCTCTCTTGTGTCCGCAGGTTTCATTTCTCGCATACTGCCGCCAAGAGCTTCACACCATACCTCTAATGCACAAACTCTGTCACGAGGAGCAAGCGGAACATTATCCTGTACGCCACCTGCCCAAAACATTCTGCGTTTATCAAGCGGCCACTTATTCCAATCTTCAGGCACTTGTCTTTCAAGAAATTCACGGACAACACCCTCACGGCTTGAAACCTCTCTGTGTTCTTCCTGTTTCAGCTTTGCTTCTTCTTCGATAGCACCTGTCAGGTATAAAGGCTCATTAAGCTGCCAACGCACAAAGGCTTCTGCCCACAGTTGGTCTATTTCTTCATCGGTAAGGTCGTGCCATACATTTTTGGTGTGTCTTACCTCACCTGTATCTATCGGCCAAAAGCGGCGGTTACCTGTTGTGTCCTGAAGAAAGTCAGGCGTATTTGTTGTGCCGAAGAAGATGCAAGAGCGTGGAATCTCTTTTACATTTCGTCCGTATGCAGCACGGAATCTATCAGCACGGAGCGACAAAAACTGTTTTATACGGCTTACATCTGTTTTACGGAACGCATCAAGCTCTGATACCTCAACAAGCCATACGCCCTGTAAAAGCTCTGATGCTTCTTTGCCCTCAAAGGTTCTTATACTATCATTGAACCAACCTCGGCTCATTTTATCTAAAAGTGTACTTTTACCTATACCCTGCGGACCTGCAAGAATAACCATATTGTCGTATTTGCATCCGGGTGTCATAGCTCTTGCAACTGCTGCCGCAAATGCTTTGCGTGTTACGGCTCTGTTGTATGCAGTGTCCTTTGCACCGAGGTAATCCACGAACAATGTATCAAGTCTTGGTATGCCGTCCCATTTCCCTTTAAGTCCCCTGAGATAGTTTTGTATATCATTGAAAGCAAACTTATTGGAGTGGAGCGACAAGGCTCCGTCAATCTTTCCATTACCTGTAATCTTATAAACCTTTTCAAGATACCAATACAAACCCTGATTATCGTTATCGTCCCACAATCTACGCTTTGTGCGTGTGTCC